GACCCCAAAACCCCCTGATGCCCCCCCCTCTTCTTCTTCTGAGCTATCTAGTTTGTAGTAGTAGTAGTAGTAGGGCGGCTCCAAATGGTTATATAGCCGCAATAGTCTCCGGTCGTTATGGCGGACGATGACACGACGATCTGGCTCAAGCGGGCCACCAAAGACCGATTCCACGCATGGGCTGTAGCGCACTGCTCGTTCGGCGAATCTATGGACGCGGCACTCAACGCCCTGCTGGATAAGGCAGGGAAGTAATGGCCCGCCCACCACTGCAACCCGGGAGCCGTCGGGAGCGTCGCCGCCTCTACCTGCCGGCGGAGACCTGGCAAGATCTCTCCTCCCACGGCATCGACGCCAACGCGCTCCTTGAGTCTGCGGCTCACGAGGCGCTTGAACACCACGGCGCCGTGCTCGTTCGACGGCTGGCGGAGCGGGAAGCTCAGGTGGTCGCACTCCGTGTCGCCATCGAAATCGCCGGCAGTGGTGCATTAGCCCGCCTCAGCCCCGAGCAGACCGCCGCGCTGGATCGTATCCTCATCCTCTACGATACGCCAGGCCGTAGCGTGCAACAACTCGGCGTCGCTCTCGCCGCCAATGCCCCCATCATTCGGGCGACCACGAGCCTGACCGACCGCCAGGTCATGCAGATGATCCTCCAGCGTCGTCAGGACGCCCGCCGAAAGACTGGTCACCCCATCGAGGTGATTTTATGAGCGTAGTGTTCTCCCTCTCCGATCTGCGCGGCCAATGGGACGTCTTCCTCCGCAGCCATTATGCGGGGGAGATCGAGCGGATGGCGAATGAGTATCCAGACCGCCGATCGCTCTGGGTCTCGTATCTGGCCATCGCCACTAATGACCATGCTCTCGCCAGCGACCTGCTCGACCATCCAGAGCGATCTCTGCATCAGGCCCGACTAGCCCTGCGGGCCAATCTGCCGCCGGATACCCGTATCCACGCGAATGTGCGAATCAGCGGCCTGCCGGTACGCACCAGGGCAGAGATACGCTATCTGCGGGCAATCGACGTCGGGAGGTTCGTCGCCATCGAAGGGATGGTCCGCAAGGTCAGCGAGGTCTATCCGCGCTTGCTCGAAGGGGCCTTCAAGTGCATCCGCTGCGGTCATATCACTCTTGTCCCACAGACGGCCAAGGACCAGACTAAACCGCTTGAATGCAACAAGGACAATGCCGGCTGCGGCAAGACGCACGCCTCGACCCGATGGGATTTGGTCACCGAGCTATCGGCCGATACCATCGCGGGCGATATATCGGCGCTCCCCGTTTCGACGTTCGTCGATATCCAACGCATCGAGCTCCAGGAGAATCCCGAAGGACTGGCCGGTGGGGAGCAAGCCCAGCGACTCGAACTGACGTTGCACGACGATCTGGCAGGCATCGCCAACCCTGGCACACGGGTCATCGTCAACGGCATCCTCAAGACTCGTGCGAAGGGCAGCGATAGGGCGCCCTCCTCCGACTTTGAGATCTACCTGCAGGTCAACAGCATCGACATGATAGGCGAGGATTTCGCGGAGCTGGCCATCAGTCCCGAGGATGAGGAGCAGATACGTGCGCTCGCGGCGTCACCGAACATCTACGCCGACGCCATCGCGTCCATCGCGCCCAACCTCTACGGGCTCTCGACGGAGAAGGAGGCGGTCCTCCTGCAGCTCTACGGAGGCGTGCCGAAGGTGTTCCCTGACGGCTCGCGGCTGCGTGGCGACATCCACATCCTGCTCGTGGGCGACCCTGGTGTGGCCAAGTCCGAGCTCCTCCAAGTCGCTTCCAAGCTCAGTCCGCGCGGCATCTACACCAGTGGCAAAGGGACTTCGGGGGTCGGGCTGACGGCCGCGACGATCCAGGACAAGGATCGTTCTGGCGGCTGGGTCGTGGAGGCCGGTGCGCTGGTGCTCGGTGACAAGGGGATGGTCTGCATCGACGAACTCGCTAAGATGAGCAACGCCGACCGGGAGAATCTGCACACTGCCATGGAGCAGCAGATCGTCGCCATCAACAAGGCGAACATCCACACGACTCTTAATTCGCGGACCTCGGTGTTAGCTGCTTGCAACCCCAAGTTCGGGCGCTTCGACGACCGCCAGACCCTCCCAGAGCAACTCGACCTAGATCCACCCCTGCTCAGCCGCTTCGACGCCATCTTCGCCATCTACGATACCCCCGAGCAAATCCGCGACGAACGCACAGCCTCGTTCGTTGTCAAGCGCCATGCTGCGGGAGAGCGCATAGCCAACGACCATTCATCCCCAATAGGCCTAGGCTCGTCGCCACCGATACCGAGGGAGCTGCTGCGCAAGGCCATCGCCTATGCGCGCCGCACCTGCAACCCCCTCATGGGTGATGGGGTCATAGCCAAGATCACCGATTACTACGTCACCATGCGAGCAAGCGCCCGCGATGGGGCGATTCCGCTGACCGTCCGCCAGGTAGAGGCGCTGGTGCGGCTCTCTGAGGCATCGGCACGGGTGCGGCTGAGCAGTGCTGTGGCAATCAGCGACGTCGACCGCGCCATCCGCATCATCGACCATTTCCTGCGGCGCTTCGCCTCCCAGGGGGGGTCAGTGGACATGGCCATCATCAGCAGCGGCCATAGTGTCGCTGACCACGACCGTCGCCGCAACCTGCTGCGCATCATCGAAGAGTTGCAAGGCAGCGGCGGTGCGGAGCATATCGATGTCCTCACCCGTGCGGCCGAGCTGGGTATGGACGCCGCCAAGATTGACACACTCCTCACCCATCTGCTGCGCGATGGATCGCTGTATACCCCATCGACCGGCCGCTGGAGGGTCGCATGAAGCACACCACGAAAAGGTCGTGTGCGTGTGGGCATGGGGCACTCGCGCACTATCGCTGTGCGGCAGCGGGTCGGGAGTGTCTGGTGCATTGTGTGGGAGCGGGATGCGAACGTTTTGATTGCCTGCGGCCGGCGATCACCCTCAGCCAGCAGGTGTTGGTGTGACGTCCTCCCCATGCCTAAACTCATCGGCCGATAGCGGCGGCTGGTGCCACGAGCGATGTCCTGCACATTCCCTCCCCTGCCAATTCAATGGCGTGCACCGGGAGCACCGATGTCCTGCTGGTAGCTTCAGGGCCATCTCCGGATTAGAGATTCGTGGCCATCTCTGGGAATCGCGCTAGGCGCAGCCCTTAAGCGTAACGGTGTTGATACATCCACATGGAATCGCCTTGCTCCCTGGCCAAAGGGGCTGCGGGAGAGCTCAGGACCGTCCTGGCCGCCCAGATGCACCGGGCCTACACAGTCTATCTTGACGAGCTCACCATCGCTGGCACGCTCAGCCGAGACGAGCGTATAGAGGCTGGCGGCATCGTCGGGCGCGCGTTGGAGGTCCTAGAAGAGGAGTTCGACACCGATCTTGGCCGACGCGCCGTCACGGCCCTGTCCGATGGGGGGCTGGAGAAGGCGGATTTCGAGGAGGCTGAGCATCCCCGTGCCAAAGGCGGCGAGTTCACCTCCGGCGGCGGCGGATTGTCGGCCAAACCAAAGAAGCCCACGCCAACGGGCGGTCTGGGCACAGCGGATAGGGAGAGACTCAAGGAGCTCGGCGTCAAGAAGTATCCGCCCCCAACAGCCACGGATATCCAGGTTCATCCTGATGCCAATCCCCAGACTGAGGCATTAGCGACATGGAGGGACGCCAAAGGCCGTATCCAGTCTGCCTACTCGCAGCAGTTCCATGAGCGCAACGCGGCGTCAAAATGGGTGCGGGTGCAGAAGTACCGGTCGAAGCGTGATGCGGTCAAGCAGGATGCGGCGCAGGTTCTGGCGACGGCGGCTCCCGGCTCGAAGGCCCATGACACGGCGCTCATCGTCGGCATCATCGCCCATACGGGCTTGCGGCCTGGTAATCCCAAGAGTGCGGACGCGGAGCACTACGGCATTTCGACTCTCAAGCCCGAGCACGTCAGCTTCAGCGACGACGGTACTGCCCGACTCAGCTTCGTTGGTAAGAGCGGCCACCACAATGATGTGGTCATTGATGACCCTGCATTATCCTCGGCACTCCGACAGGCGGTCGACCATGCCAAGGCGACGGGAAAGTCTCAAGTATTCGATGCTAGTGCAGACGATGCCCGCCAGATGCTGCCCTCAGGGATGAAGCTCAAGGACCTCCGGACTATCCGGGCGACGGAGATAGCCGAAGAGGACTTGCGCCGTGTCGTGCCTCCGCCACCGCTGCCAGAGGGCGACAAGGCCGCCAAGAGACTCATCGCCCAGAGGGTCAAGGATGTAAGCGTGAAAGTCTCCTCCGTCATCCAGAATACTCCTGCCGTGGCAAAGGCCTCCTACATCCATCCGGCGGTGTTCGATGACTGGCTGCGGCGCATCGGAGGTGAGAGGCTTGCCGGCTGAGCCATCGGTGCCAGAGGCCGTCGACGACGGCACAAATGAGGACCTTGACGACGAGACGGGGGAAGCCGATCCGGAATGGTATCCTCTTCCGACGTGGCTCGAAGAGGCCTGGGACGAACTCGAAGCAGAAGAATCCGCAACATCCGCCGCCAAGGCCCGCGGATGGTCTATGGCCATTGCCAAGGCGTCGAGGCTCCCGGTCCCTGCGGCCATCACCGAGGAAGTTGCGGAGCGCATCGTCGACCGCATCGAAGGGCGACTTGCCGACCTTGACCTTGGCAAAGACCCACGCAACCAACGTGCCGCCATCGTGCGGATGTCGGAGCTCATCCTTGGCGACGTCGAGGCTGGCATGACCGCCTCTATGGTCCGTTTCTGGGCCGAAGGACTCAAGGCGGCAGGCATCGCCCCTGGGGAGATGGGTTTGATGCCGGAGAAGCTCCAGACGCTCCAAGATGACCAAGTGCTGTGGCAGGCCTATGCCGATCTCACCCAATCGGTCAGCCAGGGGGTCAATGATGTCATGCGGGAAGGCATCGCCCAGAACCTCAGTCGGCGGGAGATGGCCCAGCGCATCCAGCAGGTGGCGTCCAACAGCGCTACGAGGGCCGAGCGTATCGTCCGCACGGAATCGACTCGCATCAGCAACGTCGCCAGAGCAGAGGGCTACAAGCATCTGGCGGAGCAGGGGGATATCGTCTACGACTATCATTGGCGTGGGCCTGCCTATGACGGCGGCAGCAAGGTCGGCGGCAGATCGTCGGAGCATTGTAGGGTCATCAAGGAGCGCTTCGAGCAGGAGCGCCAAAACAACGGCCGCGTCAGCATCGAGGAGGCCGAGCGCATCGTGGCAACGGTGGCGGCAGAGCTCAACGGGCCAAGATGGGTCGTGCGGCCGTGGATTTCCCACCCGCAGTGTCGCCACACCATCAGCGCGAAGCCCCTCCTCGAAGGATAGCATAAATAGGGCGCGTGGCATCGTGGTGGTTATATGCCACCAGACGGCCGGCGGCAGATCAAGCGACCGACGCGCAAGAAGATGCAGGCGGAGTTTGACAAGCTCCAAAAGGCGAACGCCGGATACGCCAAGGCGAACAATGCCCTTGCGGGCAGCCTTGCGGTCGCTGTGTGCGGCTTGTCTTTGGAGGGTGCGGCGTCGAGAGAGAAAATCGCAGAACGCCTCCGCATGAACTGGGGCATCCCGGCAGGTCTGCCACAGATCGGCTCATCTGTCCATGCCGCGCTCAGGGACATCCTGGGGGAGGCTCCGTCTTGATCTGCTCTCCTGCACGGCCGCGGGGCTACGTCCGTTTGCGCGGCAACGGCAACGTCTGGCACATCGAGGCAAAGGAAGGGATCCCGCGCTGTCATGTCGCAGGGACGCAGAACTGGCGTGAAGGCCATCTACGGCGGAGGGTGTTCAGCCGCCCCCCCTCTCGGCTGTGCTCCGTCTGCCGCAAGACCCCCCCCGTCCGCTAGGTGGCACGATGCCGCTAAAGAAGACGCGTCGAGGCGGTAGGAAGGCCCCCCCAAAAGAACGGACCATCAGGGAATGGCTCAAGCACCCATCGTGGACCCACAAGGAGGCGACGGCCTACCACCATGCTCGCACGGGTGCCACCCCCTCATCTGCAGAGATCAGTAAGTGGAAGCTGGAGTACCTCACCAAGTACGAGAGTCCTGCCCGCGATATTGCCTTGGAGTCGCCGGCGGCGTCTACGGGCGCTCTAGAGGGGCCACAGGATGTAGAAAAAATAGAGCGGTGGCAAGATCCCACCGCGATGGCGGAGATCGCCTCCAAAGCGGGGCTCTATGGGCTGACGTCTGCGATTCGGGCGGTCGACGCCAAGGACATCGAAGCGGCCAATGCGGCCGGTGGCATCACCATCGTGGCCGCCAACGTCGCCGCCATCGCCGACAAGCAGGAGCACATCAAGTTCAGCGTGCTGCGACGACAGGCCCTGCTGCGCGCGGTCCAGGGCTCAGTGCCGCAGGAGGAGCTCATCTCTATTCTGACGGAGCTTGGAGCAGCGGCCGGTGGCTGGGATCGGCTGCAGGTGCGGGCGTGGTGGCGTCAGCGGCAGCGGGCGATAGCGGGAGCGAAGGATCGATGACCGCCATGCTATCGGCGGCGGACTACATCGACCGGATGTACGCCATCGAAGATGCGGTGGCGGAACGGCGTCGTATGGCGTTTGGCGACGCCTTGAGCACCGCTCGGACGCTTGGTCTGCCTCCGCCGCCCGGTCACTACGCCACTCATTTTGATGCCCCTCTTGCTCCCGACGCTCGTAGGGTCCTTCATGCGTTCGTGGGCTCGGCCAAGACGACCTGGGCCTATACCTATCTCATGCGGCGATTGGCTACCGAGGACCCTGCGCCGCGCTGTCTCTATGTGACGGTGGACGACAACAATGCGCGGGATTTTGGTGCTCGGTGTCGGCGGACGCTGGAGGACCAAGGGCTGCGCGGGCTGCGAAGTGCTCGGTGGTCTGACTCGTATCTGTCCATCCTCACTGCATCCAGTTCGCAGAAAGAGCCGACGTTGCGTTGCCAATCGACCGGCAGCAGCCTTGAGGGCTGGCGCGGCGATCTGGTTCTGCTCGACGACCCTTTCGACATCCGGGTGCAGCTAAGTGCGGCAGATCGGAAGCGGCACAATATGTGGTTCTACAACACCTTGCTTCCGCGTGTGCAGCCTGGCGGGATAGTGGTGGTGCTTCTCTCCCCCTGGCATCTCGACGACTTCTCGATGCAAGCGGCAAAATCCCCTGGGTGGGAACATATCCTTCTGCCGGCGGAGCGCATCATCGAGGGGGTGCGGACGGCAGCATGGCCGCAGATGTGGCCTTTGGAGCGGCTTGACCAGATCCGTGCCAACTCCATCGAGACGGCCTATCGTCGGCGGTATCTGTGCGACCCTTCGCAGGCGGAGGGCGCTGACTTCGAGCGGGCTTGGCTTGAGGATAGATCGGATGGCATCGAGATATGGGTCGATGGCGTACCCTCTACGCACAAGGCGCGTCTGACGGTGTGGGATTTTGCCATCAGCACGCGAGAGACGGCGGACTACACGGCGGGCGTGACACTGGCCTATGATCCCGCTAATCTGTCGGTGCTCTACGTCGTCGACATCTGCCATCGCCAGACGGCCCATGACCATGTGGCATTGATGCGTGGTCAGTGGATGCTCCATGAGGGGCGAGTGCTGGCGGAGGCGAATCAGTTCCAGTCGTTGATAGCCAAGGAGGCGATTGCGTCAGGGCTGCCGATAGAATCGGTGACCAACGTGACGGACAAGCGTTCGCGCATCCTCATCCTGCAGCCGTTTTTCCGCGAGGGGCGGCTGCGGTTCTTTCGCAAGGGGATCCCTACCGAGGCGTTGGAGGCGTTCTGGTCAGAGTACAAGGCGTTCTTCACGAAGGACGACCACGACGACATCTTGGACGCGATGGCGATGGGGATCAAGCGGCTTGCGGCCAATCGGCTTGTGTCGGTCACAGATGCTGTCGGAAAGATTTTATCTGGCGATGGGGCTCCAAGTCGTCCGATGAGTACGCGTGATCAGTTCGATGCCCAGCGTCGCGGGGGGCTGTAGGTGGCCGAGGAGCATACGTATCCGCTGGGGCATGGCCGTCGGCTCGTCTTTAGCGCACTTGTCGAGGATGGCCGTCTGCTTGGTTACGATTTGCGCGTTGCCATGCTCGATGACGGTCAGTGGGTGTATCCCGTCGTCCCTGATTCTGGTGGCAGTCATCTGCCGCTGACCGTGGCGGAGCTGACGGAGCTCATCCGAGCGGTGGAGCAGCTTGCGACAGCCCCGATGCACTGCCCACTGTGTCGCGCGGTCATTGGGATGGCGGAGCTCGATGATGCCTATGTGGCGATCTACTGCCAAGCGCACCGGCCTGGCGGCGGTGCCCGTATCGTCGCTCCCGCGCCCAAGATCATCGACGGCATCTGGACGGACGAGGAGCCTTCGCGCTGCAGTAACTGTCGGGCGCAGAAGGAGTCGGTGCGTCAGTGGCAGGCGACCAATCTCTCGGGCAGTCGGGGCTATGAGGTCTGCAGCTCCTGTGGTCATAACGGCGAGGTCAAGGAGGAGGCATAAGATGGGCGCGGTCTTGGTCCTCTCCCCCGCGACGCTTGACGTGCTCATGGATGCGCTTGCTCGGTACGACGGTACTCTGGGTGGTATCCCGACGCGGCTGGTGTCGGAGATGTCCGACGGCACGATGGAGATCATCGAGGTGCCCGATTCGTTGGATGGCACGACGGAGGAGGAGGAATGACCGACCCCATCCTGCAGCAGCGGCTACGGGCGAAGCCAAAGGCAGGGGTGCAGCAGCTCCATGCTGCGGCTCGTCGGCGGATGCAGCGCGGGGTCGCGCCTAGGTCGGTCGGTCGTAGTCCCTATCACTGGAGCAACAACTGGAGCGCCAGCGAGCACGCGGCTCGGACCCGGCAGAAGACGCCATCCGATGTAGCTCTGCCTCCTGCTGGCGTCGTGCCCAAGGTCGGCCAGATCCCGATGGGGCATCGGTCGGACAAGGAGCAGCAGGACCGCCTAGAGGGGATGCTGCTTCGGCAGATCGCCAGAGCCGGGCGTGGGTCGCGGCAGCGTGCGGCGGCCATCGCGGACCTAGAGGCGTGGCGACAGCAGGGTCGGCCGACCGCAGAGGACAGCCGTATCGCCATCGAGGGTGGGAGCGTCAAGGCGGGGGAGACGCATCTGCATACCCGAGGGGAGGTGGGGTATGCCAATGAGGTCAACCATCCCGAGGGGGTCAAGCGGCACAGCCTCGATAGGTTAGTCGAGCGGCTTGCGGGTCGTGGGTATCTGGGTAAGTTGTCTGATGGGCATATCGAGGTGCGTCGGATGCGTCGGCGGTGGCGGGATGGTTAGGCGGAGTTGGCGGCCGGATCTCGACCCCTCTGTGCGGGAGGAGTTGCGTAAGGGGATGGACCGATTGCGCCTGCCCACAGACGAGGCGGAGACCGTGCTGAGCGACAGCGTGCTGCTGCGGCGGGCGTTGCGAAAGGGGCTTCGGAAAGGTCGTTAGACCGCGAAGGGAAAGGGCCGCATTTCGCTCAGGCTGCCCGATTTGGCTTTTTCCTAGGCAGGATACCCCCCCAAACAATCGTGTGTTTTTGCCGGGTAAGAATCGCTGTAGCGCGACATAGCCCTTTACCGGCCGCTGCCAGGTAAGCTCTACTATACAGCCATTATTATATACCCCCAGCCCTATAGGGTGGTGGAGAGAAAAATGAACGCGCCACCCAAGACCAAGAAAAAGAAGACGAGCCCGACCGGGCCGGCCATCGACCTGCCATCCGTCCTCGCCAGTCATGGCGCATGGGTGCGCGGCGAGGCTGGCGGGGCGCGGGCCAACCTGACCCGGGCCGACCTGAGCGGGGCCGATCTGAGCAAGGCCAACCTGAGCATGGCCGACCTGAGCGGGGCCAACCTGAGCGGGGCCATCATCGCCTATGGCTGGGTACTCCAGCACCGTGGAGGTGCGTAGATGCCCCACTGCTGCCCCGAGGGCGAGCGGCTGGAGACGGCTGCCGACGACGCCCGCACCGCCGCCTACGACGCCTACGCCATCTACCTCGCCGCCGCCGCCGTCGCCCGCGCTGCCGCCCGCGCCGCGGAGGACCACCTCGCGACACACGGAGGTGCGTAGATGGACAATGATTGTCCCGAGTGCAAGTGGGCGCGGGCTGCCGTCTGTGCAGCGGCGGTTAGTTTGCGGAGCATCAAACACCTCGTTGATGGCGCGCATGAGGTCGCAGCCACCAGCGCCGACGCCGCAGCCGTCGCAGCTGAGGCCGCCAAGATCGCGGCAGACGTGGCTGCCGATGCCAAAGATGCTGTCGAGATAGCTGTGGCGCATCGGGTTGAAGCGGTGATCGCCCACGGAGACGCATCGAGCGCAGAGCGCGCCCACCGGCGCACCCACGGGGGCGACGCCTGATGACCCGCTGGTGGGTGCTGTTTGACGACTTCGGCGGTCCGAGTCGCTGGCCTATCATCGCGAGTATGGCCGATTGTATGGCTCAAGCCGAGTGGACGGACGATGTCGCATGTACCGCCTGGCCCATGGAGGCGCTGCTATGACCATCCGCTCTCCGCCATGTAAGCAAAATTGTATGTGTGGGCATGATATCGTCAAACACAAGAAGCCGAAGGGAAAAGGCCAGCATCACCCCAGCGGCCCCTGCGGGAAGTGCGACTGCAAGGACTTTGACTGCGCGCACAATCCCTATGGACGGGAGACGTTCGCTGCATTGACCACACTCCTCTGCACCTGCGCGTACTGCTCGACCTGCTCCCGCTTCACCCGCAGGTGCCGCACGCACACCACTGGTGAGTGGGTCCTCGTGGAGTACCGCGCGATCAACAGTGGCGGGAGTTGGTGGCTCGACGACAAGGATTGGAAGGCCCTTGAGAAGGCTGGTTGGACCGTGATGTGGGCAACGGCCGGTGGCCCCGGCGTTGCCGGCCGTGGCAAGGAGGCGCGCTACATGGGCGCGCTGGCGTCTACGGCACTCGTCCTGACATCGTCTCTTGCAGACGCTATCCGTTCCTGGGAGAAGGCCGTCGGACAGGATTCCACCGATGAAGGATGCAACTGTTGTGGGCCGCCGCACTGCTTCAGCGAACTGGCTGGTGGTAGCGGAATCTACACCAGCGGTGACGAGACCGTGGCGGTACTCTACGGCGACAGCGCCCCGAAGAGCCTCAGGGAAGCCGCAGAGCGAGAGGCCGCGACCCACGGCGGTGCGTAGATGGCCCAGCCCTGGCTCGTGCAATGGTACTACCATGGCGCGCCTGAGGAGGAGGTATTCGCATATGTCACGGATGGGCTCGCACATGCAATGAAACTCGCTCGCGATGATAGCGACACCGTAACCACAGCTTGCCCTGCTGCAATGGTGGAGCACCCGATGACGGTTAGATTAAAATCCCTATTTTCGTCGTGGTTGTGGATCCAGGCGAACAAGGGGACCCATGTATTCGGCACGATATCCAAGAGCGCTGAACATGGAGGGGCACACCGAGCAAAGGGGAGCGCCAAACGGCGGCATTTGCGGTGTACCGGGCAATCGCCAGATCGGGAACGCAGAGCCAGACATAAACGCCAGAACCTACCGCATGAGTGTCCAGTACCGACCGAATGGCCAGAGCAGCCGGAAGGCGCGTCTGCGCGTCTACCCTACTGCAAAGGCTGCGGCGCACTATTCATCCTCGTTGAGCGCAAGGGCTGGCACAAGCTCGTGCCAGTCAAACACCCCTGCTTTCCACTGAGCCTCCCCAAGCCAAAGAGACCGAGTGCGAAAGCAGCACACAAAGACTGTCACTTCGGCCAACACTACACCGGGCTAGCAACCAAGGCGCGGTCGTTGGCCCGCGACGAAGCACAAAAGGAGGCGCGCTGATGGGCGACGCCGAGTACCGCATCCTGTTCATGGTCAAGGCTCCCTATTACGACGCCATCGTGGCCGGGACTAAGACGTTCGAGGTGCGGCGGTGCAGTAAGCGGTGGCATGGCATGGCCTCTGAAGTAGCGCGGGCCCTCGTCGAGGGCAGGCTCGCCACCGCCGTGTTCATGTGCGGCCGCCAGCGCGTCCATCGCCGCCGCATCGTCTACGTCAGGTGGGTAGAGAACGCCGAGGTCGCACTCGGACGGTCGCCGACCCAAGAGGAGCTGAAGTTCCTCGGGTCTATGGGTGTGGTCCGCTTCGCGCTCGGGGAGGTGGTGCCATGAGCCCCGCCGCCGGGGGCATAGCCAGGGGCCAGGCCCGAGCCGCCGCAGAGGCAGCCCTCGATGCCCACCGCGCTACCCACTGGGGCGATGCGTTCGGATCTGCTGGCGCGGGCGGAGTAGAATAAATACGGCCAGCACCACGCACCCCTTTTGGTCGTCTGCCCTAATCGTCGTGCCCGGTGTCCCCGGCACAGGCGCCCGCTCTATCGGGCATCCGTCAGCGGTTACGCAAGGTCGCGGCGGCGGTCAGCTTTCCCTCTTTTCGCAAAGCCTTGCCATCCACTGGCCGATTGGAGTTGCCCATCCAGGAGCGCGACTTCGAGCGCGGGCTCCATAGCCATCTGCGCAAGGCGGTCCCACGCCCTGACGGCCGCACCAAGAGCGCAGATGCTGAGTACCTGACCAGCTATCTGCGGCAGACCGATGAGCAACCAGCGCCGCTGCCACTCCCCCACAACATCGACCAGTTCATCAAGTTCCACGAATCATCTTGGCCGAGTCGATTGGCTGTCGAGTCGATAAAGAACGAAGTGTTCCGGCTGCCGCTGGCCATCAAACCCGCCTGGGCCGCAAAGTGCCCCAAGTGCGGCACGGAGTTTGACCATGCTCCGACTATTGAGATCGCACCGGTGCCATCGCCGATGCCAATGGGGGGCGGGCTGCCATCCGTCGGCGCTCCACCGCCGCAAAAGCCACTGACCATCGAGGCCTGCCCAGAATGCTATAGCGCCACCAAAGAGATCGTCACGCCACGGGCGCCCGACAAGGCGCAGAAATATCGCCTGACGAAGTTGCTCAAATCCATCGACAAGGGGGGCAGAACGCTCAAGTCGATGATGATGGCGCTTGAGGAGGATGTGCTCGTTGCCGACATCCAATGGACCCTGATGTCCAAGGACTACAGCCGCCATCCCGCGTTGCCAGTCTACGTCCTTCCCTCCGACAAGGACAATCCCGTCCTTCCCCCGCAGATGCGCCAGGACCCCTTCAGCAGTGAGACCTCGCTGCTCCCCAAAGTCACGGAGACATTCCGCGGCAATCCGATGGCGCTGCGGTTCGTCGTCGATGACAAGGACCGGCTGGGGGGGCGTTTTTGGACCTGCGTGATCCACCGGCAGTACCTCTTTGATCTTTGGCGCCCGCAAAGCTTTGCCAAGGGGTGGTCGCCCAGGGATGGGTATGGCTCCAGCAATGGCCTGGTCGTCATCGACAATTGGGCACGCATCCCTGCTCGTGAGGATGCGCAGGTGCAGGCGCAGATCGCCAAGGGCTGTCCGCAGTGTGGCTGTCGGCTGGAGGAGGTGCTGGTGGTGGCGGTGGACCTCAATCGTTCGAATCTGGGGGAGGTCCCGGTCTTTGGCTACATCGCGGGCGAGTTCATCGCGGTCAATCGGTTCTCGACGGCCTATCGCTATGGGCGGCCGTTGCTGCTGGCGACATGGATTCCGCTCAGCATCCTCAAGTTCGCAGACCGCCATGTTCACCGCCTTCTTCGGGACGGTCTTCCACCCAAAGGCATCCTCGCCATCCCTGGGACCAACGAGGATTCGGTCAAGGCCTGGTTCGAGAAGGAGTACAACAAGGGCGTCACCAATCGCGGCCATATCCCGACGATGCTCTATGACCCTGGGGAAGGGAGCTCCAAGCCAGAGTTCGTCAGCATCACGCCGACGATGGAGGAGCTGGAGTTCACTGCCTCGGTCGAGTTCTACCTTCTCAAGTTCTGCGCGATCTACGGCGTCAGTCCGCCGTTCCTCAATGATCCCAGCAGCGGTGGCGGCCTCAACAACGATGGCATGATGCTGTATGTGACGTTGCGGACCATCGAGAAAGCACACGCGAACTGGCACGAGGATTGGATGCCGCATTTCCTCTCGGCGCACCATATCACGGATTGGGATTTGGAGTTCGAGCCTCCGAAAGAGGAGGATAGGGTCGCCGTCATCGACCGTCGGCTCAAGCAGGTCCAATTGCTGCAGATGCTCCTGCCGCTGCTCTCGGACGACGCGACCATAGAAGTGCGGGACAAGGACGAGCTGGACTGGACGTTCAGTGGAACAATCGACCCCAAGAAGGCCTCTGGGGCGTCCTCAGTCGGTGGGCTTGGCGCACCTGGGGCAGGCGCGGCATTGGGCGGTGACGCCGGTGCGCTCGGTGGTGTCAAGGACAATGCTGCAGGGCTGACGGCCAAAAGCCGCATCATCCGCCCACCGACGGGCGCCGAGGCGCTTGCGATGATCAAGGGCTTGGAGGTGCGCGCATGAGTGCTTTTGCCCAGGCCATCAAGACGGTGGTGCCGGAGTACGACGCCCCTGATGCTGGCTGGGTCAAGGTCCGCGATTGGGGCAACGGGCGGCTCATCCGCGGCTATGTCACGCAAGAGGCGGTCGATACGCAGGGCGACATCATCCCTCTTGAGGTCATCGCGAAGAACTTTGCCAATCATGGCGACCAGATCGCGCTCATGTATGAGCATAGCCTGACGGAACGGGGGACCGTCCCGATGGGGCTGGTGGTGGGGTGGCGCAAGAGCGTGGACCGCATCGAGGCGATCTTTGGCGTCAACGACGGCACCGGCCTGCACGACGAGGTGTGGGCAGATATGCAGAAGACCGGCCTGCGCGGCGGATTCTCCGTTGGGGGTAGCATCCACAAGAAAATCTGCAACACGATGGGCATCTGCAAGTTGTCTGAGGTGTCTGTGGTGGAGGTCAGTTACACCAAGACGCCTGCGAACACCGGTGCGCGGGTGACGGGCCTTAGTGCGCTCAGCAAGACGGAGCGCGACGAGTTGCGGCGGACGTCGGCTCGGATGCTTGCGCTCATCAAGGCGCATGAGGACGCGAGCGACTCGCATACCGCCACCACCACGACCGCCCAAATCTCCACTTCTGGCTGCGGATGCAGCAATTCCCCGTCCACCACCAAGGCTTCGGCCGAGGAGGACAAGCCTTCACCAGATCGTGAGGACAAGCCTATGGAAAACCAAGCAGCACCAGCCGTCCCTGAGACGGTCAAGAAGTCCCCGGAGGTCATCGCGGCCCTAGAGCAGATCATCGCTCAGCTCAAGGCAGAGATGGCTGGCCAGGCACCGAGCGCACCCCCCGCCCCACAGGAGCAGGAGAAGGCGATGGCCTACTCTGCCTCTGGCATCGAGGCCGTGGTGGAGAAGGCCGTCGAGGCCTACATGACCAAGCAGCGGGCGGCTGCAAGCGCACCGACGACCCCCCCGGTTGCCAAGGCTGAGGGCGAACACCCCAAGCCTGTGGGCACCGGCGACCAGAACATCGGCGGCGGCGCTGACGGCGACGGCACGCAGACCAAGCCCAAGGACCAGACGGAGGCCTACTCGGCATCCGCGTTCGAGGCCGCGGTAGAGAAGGCCGTCGACGCCAAGATCGCCAGCATGGCCAAGGCCAAGGGCGGCTCGGTCGACGGGCGCAGCACCATGACCACGGCCAGCAAGACCGGCGCAGTCAAGCTCAACATCAACGGCGATCCCACGGGGCTCATCAAGTCCCTCAAGGCGGCCAACCCCCAACTGTATGCACAGATAGCGGGAACCGCCATCGGAACGCCGTTGCAAGTGGAGGAGTAGATATGCAGAACCTTCTGAACGCGACAGGACCTCTGGCCAAGTACGGTTTCACTGACCGGGCGAAGCGCCAGCATGGGGCCCATATGCCGAACGTATCCCCCGCTCGTCTTGCCAAGGCGACTGCAGGCATCGTCACCTTCGGGTCGAACCCGATGGACTGGTACGACCAGCAGCTTGCCGCTGAGCTGCGCAAGGAGTTGCGCATCATCGACGGGCAGCTCGTCGAGATCGACGTCACCGAGCGGTTGCTCAAGACGGATCTGACGACGACCACGACAGGTGTTCGCAACATCCTGTTTGGCCGTGAGGTGCTCCTGCAGTACAGCCAACAGGTCAACAGCTTCGCGATGCTGCCGACCAACGGCTGGCCGTCCAACGGCTGGGGCTACCGTGCCTCGACCGTGGCGAGCATCACCGCAGGCGCTGGTATCGCCCAGGGCGCGGCGGTAGGTACGGCCGCGGTGCCGACCTATGCCGCTGTCTCCGTGACGCCCAAAGAGGTCGAGACGGTGACTGGCGAGACGGCTCGCCTGGCTTCCGTCCAAGCTCAGGATGACGCGATCGGGTTCGAGGAGAATCTCAACGTCGTCCAGAGCAACTTCCTCGACGCCCTCGATGTCGACATCAACGTCAACACCGACACGCTGGCCGGCGACGACCTGGAGTCCCTTGACCGCATCACGAGCTCATCTGTCGAGAGCACGGCGCTGAGCTTCACCACTGCGGATGAGGACATCTACGCTGTGGACCGTTCTGGCTCTACGAGCTTCGATGCCAACGCACTCTACGGGACATCGGGCACCGACCGAACTCTGACGCCCAGCCTCATCAACCAGCTGCGTCAGAACCAGGAGGAGTACTGGGCACGCTTCCCCGAGAACAAGGCGTTCCAGACGGGATTCGACACCTTTCGTGTGTGGTCGGAGTTGGACGGGACCCGTCAGCGCTTCGCTCCTGAGACCGTGACGGTCAACATCAACGGCATCCAGAGCTCCCCTGGTACGCAGGGTGGGTTCAAGCTCTCCTCGTGGGAGGGGATACCGGTCGTGCGTGACAGCAACACCATCGCCGACACCATCAGTCGCATCATGTTGCTCGACTACGACTTCTTGGGCAAGGCCATCGGCCGCCCTCTGGAGTACGTCGAATCGGACAACCCCTACGAGGTCGGCCACAACAAGCGCGGACTGCTCTACATGATCGCCGAGGTCTACTGCGTGCGATTCAAGCCGCAGGGCCACCTCCGCGACCTCAAGGAGTGAGCCTGATGACCGACTTGTCGTTGACCAAGACCTACAAGGAGGGCTCCGAGGAGTCGTGGGCGGCAAAGGCGGCCAAGCCCCTCGATGGCTCCTACGACTACTACCTCAAGCTCGTCGGAGCGCAGACGGAGGCCAGGAGCGGTCATGATGTCGGTGAGCGTAGCATTGACGCAGGGGCGAACGGGCTCCCGGTGTTCGTGCACACCTACCGCGACAACAAGCCGATCTACGTCGTCTCGACCACTGGGCAGGCGGTCCACATGACGACCCAGAGCAAGCGGCCGGAGCGGACTCGCACGACCGAGCGCATGGCCAAGGGGAACAAAGTGGTCATTGGGGTCAGCCCGACTCCGATCACCAACCCTGCGGACCAGGCGGCCGTGCTCTGGCGTATCGCCCACAATCCTGCCGGCAGCATCCAGATCGTCGACCGTGCTGGCCACACCCTCAAGGTGTCAGACGTGACGGCCAAGTCGTTGGGGGTGGCGTGATGCCTACCCCCCGTGAGATAGCCGACCGCTTCATGCAGAACTTGGTCAAGCTCCCGCTTGATGAAGTGCAGGCTCGGGCGAAGGCGGCCAAGATCCCGCTGGCTGATGGCAAGGGGGTGCAGAAGTCGGCCGCCCGGTTGGCCTCTGACCTTGCGGCCATCGAGTACGGCTGGGTAGGCACGAAGCTGGACAAGGAGATGGGCAAGGGGTCTGTCTCTTCGCCGGCGTCGAAGCCGAAGACCAAGCCCCTCTCCGGAGGCGATGCCTAGTGGCTGACAGTGAGCTCAAGAAGGTGGGCATCCCGCGCAACAACAGTTTCGACAGCCACCACTATGGCTACATCACCAAGATGCCTGGGGAGTTCAGCGTCGACGGGACGGCTCCGGCGGCGTTCACGAACGATGTAGGCACGGACGGCACGCAGCAGGATGAGCAACTTGACTTCGCGGGCGACGCTGACGACCTGGCCTTCTGTCAGTTCGTCGTCCCCAACGATTGGGGCGGGAGCCATGTGGTGTTCCGCCTCCTTTGGTCGGCGACGGACACTACGGGCACGGTCATGTGGGCGGGGACCGTCCGCACGACCCCTGGCGACGACACTGCGGTGAGCAACATCGCTGGGGAGACCTGGACAGACACGGCGGCACGGACGGTCAGCGCAACGACGCTGAACATCATCAGTACTGATGTGGATGTCAGCAGCAATGCGGAGATCGTCGTTGCACAGCCTGGGGACCTTGCGCAGATAATGGTCATCCGCGATGTATCTGAGGACAGCGCCACCAACAGCGCGTTCCTGCTGGGCTTCCAGGTCATCTACAGCCGGAAGTAGGGAGGCTCATCGAACCATCTCAAGGACTTTGCGGCCCTTGCCGACCGCCATGCCATCCGACGGGGCATCCCCCGCGGCCAAAGGTCGTGGTCAATAAGCGTCTGGCGAGGGCCGCGGGTCCACCCCCATCATCTACCAATCATCGCATGAGGCAAACCATATGGCCCTCGCAACAAACCATCACACCGTCGCCCTCCAAGGGCTGAAGCATTTCTCGAACTACGATGCGGCTATCTCGGTCGGCACGACTGAGGCAACGGTCATCGAGTGGGACGTCTCCGGCTGTGAGAGCGTCGTCGTCATTGCGAAGAACACCCACGAGACCCAGCAGCTTTTCATCCGGCTCTATGGGGGAGCCAACGAGACGGACAATCAGCAGAGCCAGCTCCTGAGTCGGACGCTGAGCGTCGAGAACCAGAAGTTGCTGGAGTCTGTGGACTGCCGAAGTATCCGCTGGGTGCGACTGACCGTCCAGGGATCTGCGACGACCACGACGGGTAGCGTTTCGTTAGAGAACCAGCGGAGGGCCTAGGCATGGCCGGACAACCAGCGCCGCTGCGCATCCGTTCTGCGGCCCAGGCGGCCATCGAGGGGCAAGGCGTCGTCATCACCGAGTACTTCTCCGGGACCGGGGTGGCTAGCCAGGCCCATGCGCTCAACGTCCGTGCGCTCGGCCCGGTCATCTCAGCAGAGGCCGCGACGGCAGAGGGGGTGTGGCAGCCGCTGGCGCAAGTATCATCGCTGACTGGTGAGGCATACGGCTTCAGCTTCGACGGCCGGACGCTGACGTTCGGCGACGCCACCGATGGCTACAACCCGGCCGCTG